AGACCCATTTTTACTAATTCGTTATCCGTTAAGATTATTTATCATCACATATATATTCAACTAAATATTTAAAAAATACCGATAAAATGAAATCATATTCTGAGCTACAAGAAGACTTAGAACAAAGAAGAAAAGAACTTCAAGCGAAGCAAAAGAAGCAAATAGAAGATCGTAAGAAGCAAGCAATATCATATCGTGATATCGTAGCTGGTAATATGGAGAAAGAAAAGAAAAAGCAAGAAAAGATGCGTCAACAAGAAGCAGAGAGAAAACAAGCAATACGCGCACGTGAGAAAATGAAGCAAGAACTCAAAAAAGAATTAGAACAAGAACGCGAAGAATAGTTCGAAAAAAGTAATAGGGCAATTTTTGCCCAGAGTTTTTTTTGCCCCGATTTTGGAATTAAAAGTTGATTTTCCCTCAGAGAGGGTCAGAATAAAATACCCTCTCTTCATCAACCATATCACGTACAAAGTTAAGACAACTCATAAACTCATCAACTGTATCACAATCTACTACATTTTCTTTACCCTCATCAGAGTAAAGATATATTTTTCTTTTACTAGTGTCTATAACACACTTAGATAATAAATCATCATTCATAACTAACTCCTACTTGTTGATACTGTAGATACTATTGTCTCCTGGATAATCATCTGATGTTTTTCCTTCATACTCTGGTATTAATTTCTCTATGTCTTTTCTCTCTGCCATAATATGATAGAAACAATCAACAGGCATACCACCTTGAGCTTGAAGATAAATTTTCTGTTCTATGGGTGATATTCTTTTAACTATAACATTTTGATGAGATCCTATGGCAGTAAGTTGAATTGTTAGTGTTTCATAATCAACAAGACCACTCCAATAATCAGGCAAATCAATCACATTTTTACCATTACATACTCTACCTCTACAATATACAGCAGATTCTGGTCCTTCTATACATATATGTCTTAATCTTTGACCATCTTTAGTGGGATGAGGAATATCAAATGCCTTTGCTCCAGCAGATTTACCACTAACACCACCACTTATACTACCACCTGTATGAGCACCAATAAAAGTGGAAGCTGTTATAGTCCCACTAGCAGTTATATCTCCAATTTGGTCTGTATTTCCAAGAATAAAGACATCACCAGTTACATTAAGAGCATTAGAAGTTAAATCATTACCATCTATTTTAACATTACCCTTCACATGAAGAGATCTTTTAGCATGTTCTTCAGTATCTGTGTTTGCATCAGGACCTATCATCACTGTTGCTACTGGAGTTTCATCATCAAAAGCTTCATCATCACCAATCTCCACAGGACCCTCCACATAACCAGATCCTCTTATAGCTTCTGTACCTTTACCTAAACACTTAGCTTCTCCTGCTCCTACTTGAAATTGTTTTCCAACTTCTATACTTGGGACTTTCATAATTACCTCCTATAAATTGTCCTTAAAGAAACTGCCAAATTTTTCTGACATTTTCTTAGTTTGCTCTTCAAATTCACTTAAGTTTTCAGTGAATCCTTCAGCCATTCCTTCCATTTGACCAGTCAACTCAACAACCTCAGGTGAGTTTGCTAAATCTTTTAATTTTCCTGGCAATCCTGACTTCTTCAATTCATTAGCAGTGGCTTCCATTGTAGTAGGAAGGTCTCTCATTATATCCTCTAAAGCAGATGATAATTTACCACTCTTAGCTGCAAGTTTGTCTGCAGACTTAGATCCCAACAATGAAGTTGCACCATCAGCAAAATCCATCAACCCTCCATAAACATTCATAATACCTTCACCAATCACATTAACAGTATTTGCTGATACTATCTTAGTAGAAGCTGAACTAGTGACTTCAATATCAGGAGACTCTATACGAATTTTTTCATTTGAATTTAATTTAATGACTCCATTTCTTCCATCATTTCCTGTTGCTAACAACTCTATATTCTGAGCAGATAATCTAATGGTTCCATGTGGAGCAGCAATAGTAATGTCTCCATTCTGTGCTAATAAATTATATGCTGGAGGATTTACTACTTTACCACCATCAGCATTCTTAGCACCTCTTATATCTTCCCCACAATTGATACTAACAGTGCCAGGAGCATGTATATTAGTACTCCCTTTTTGTCCTTGTCTAACATCTCCATTAGATCTCATTCTAATGTAATGTCTCCCTCCATCATCACCAGTCCTAACATAATATCCAAACTGTTTTTCTTTTATGATGTGTCCAAATCTTATTTCTCCATGTTCATTTCCTATTCTATAAGGATGTTTATTGGTTGGTTTACTCATTAGAATTTACCTACACAATCTACAACTTGAATAATATCAGTAGCAGGTGCTACTACCTCATCCATATCTACCCTCATAACTTTAAATGTTGGTACTAACTTAACATTATATCCACTCTGGCTTTGAATATAAATCTTAGGATCATCTTTAAATCCACTTCCACCATCATCCACACATACTTTATTAATGGTTCCTAAAGCATCACATCCACATATGGTTAACTTTGCACCATTATCAGGTTCAACCACTACAGTATCCTTGGAACAATCATAGTTAAATCCACCATCAACAACATTAATACTATCTATAACAAGAACGACAGGATATTCTCCAACACTTGAAGTGGGTGAGTCTCCACGTGAAGGAACTTCTTCAGGTGTTTTAGCTGTAATTTGTGTACAGTCTTCACCATCTATAATAATTACCTTCCCTCCAGGTTCTGTTACCTCATCGCCAGGACATACTGTTATCACTTCACCTGGAGAATAAGGAACATCATATGTACCATCTGCTCTTTTAATTGTAGTCTCATCAGCTTCTGCCCATGTTGTACCATCTCCACCCTGACTACCATCAGGAGAAGTAATATATCCTGTGCCAGTATCATTCATTATAACATCAACAACTTGACCATCATTAATAACTGCAGTACCTGAAGCACCTCCTCCCTTCCCACAAGAATCTTTAAAACTTACAAAGGGAACATCAGTATACCCACTACCAGGTAATATTATATCTACACCTAAGAGAGTACCAGCAGCACCTATGATTGCATTACCTGCTGCACCAGATCCACCTCCACCAAAAAATTCTATGGTAGGAGGACCACATTTTAATGGACCAACATTACAAGACATCATAGCATCACCAAAAACATCACCAAAATCAGCCCCTTCAACAGCACCTTTTATACTATCTCCTATATTTTTAAACTGATCAAAAGATTTTTTAACTCCTGAATATATTTCCTTTGCTTTAAACATCAAACCAGGAATATCTAAAGTACCTAAAACATCAGGACCTACAATACCTCCACTTGAACTCCAAGATTGAACCTCAGAACAATTTGGAGATGCTGCACATGAAAGAAAAGCCATTGCACTACTGGCAACATCTGTTAGATCAGCAACAATATCATTAACTCCTCCAATAGATGATAAAAATGATTTAATAGGACCAAGAATAGAACCCACTGCACCATCAATAACTCCACTAATTCTTCCCAATAAAGATCCTACAAAATTATTAATAACACAAAGAGGACCATTAATAAGTTTATTCATAGCCTCATTTAAAAACTTACCAACCATCTTAAAAAGATTGGCTTGTATATTTCTAAAAGCACAAGAAAGATCATCAAAAGCTTTGTCTTCTTTCTTCTTTGCTTCAGTTAATTTAGATACTGGAAGACTGCTATAAGCTTTTGCCATAGCTTTGTTAATATTTTTAGTAACATTTAACTGAATGCTATCAGTTATTCTTTTAACCTGACCAGTAATATCTTCTTGAGCCTGTGCCATAGTCTCATCTATTGCTCTCTCCAAATCACTAATATCTTTTAAGGCTCCTGACACATCCACTTTAGCCTTACCAACTTTAGTAGATATTTTTTCCTTCCATTTTTTCTTTGCTTTCTCAAGTCTTTGCTTTCTATTAAGAGCATTCTGTAAGATAGTTTGTATTGGAACTTCTCTACTTAAATCACATCCACTATCTTTTGGTAGATTTTCTTTTACTTTATCATCTTCTTCACTACAAAGATCAGCTCCACTTTTAATTTGATCTTGACCATTAATACTTTCTACACATACTTTATCTGTATTTGCTTGGTCTCTATTTACTGGAAGTTGATAGTTAGCAATAACATCATCAACTGAATTAGTACCACTGAATATTTCAAGACCTAAAGGTCCCATATTACGTTTTACTTCTACATATTGATTAACACCAAACACTCCAGTGATAACAGGTTGCTGACCATCATCACCATCTAAAAAGAATCCTTGAACAAACATCCCCTGTCTAAGATTAGGGGACTGTGATGCTCCTCCTTGACCAGATCCAGCAGTAACTGGAAACAATACAGATGCCCAAGGCAACTGCTCATCAGGAAGTTCATCTACATTAGATGGATGATATCCTAATATACGAACCTTATATCTATAATCAAATCCTTTAAATTCTTTATTATCTTCTGTAGGACGCTCAGCTATATTAGCAATCCAATTAGTTTGCTTTACTATCTGACCTATCCACCAGACATATCCATCACGTCCAAGATAGTGTGTTTTTAGTAATGAATTTTCTAACATTAATCGTCGTAAACTCTACACTCCATTGAATCTGGATGGTTGTCGCAATATACTTCTAAGTGTTGATCCTCATGTCTGGTATGCCAATCATTAATCTTACCTTCATTAGAATCTACTTCATCTTCTGAGTGAGCATGGAAGGCATCATTATGCATTTGTAAATCTGCTTCAGTATATTCAATCATACCATGATTAATATGTTCTTTATGATCCTTAGGATCTATGTAGACCTCATGATCTAAGTCATGTTCTGGATTTTTAGTGGTCATAATTCTCCTTAGAAAGGTGTTCTACCAAAACTATCTCTTACTAATGTTAGATTAGTAGAAGATTGATCAGATGTCAAGCGATGACACAGACTTGATATCATATATATGCCACTACTTTGTTTATTCACACCAGAATTTTTGTTTGTGCTGACTTCAGGAAAATCACAATAAATTAAATCACCAGCTCTTAAAGAAAAATCTGCTGCTATAGTAATATTTATTTTGATAGCAAACAATTGATTATATCTCATCAAAGACTGAACCATAGTCTTAGGTGCATTGAAAGTAGGATTAGTTGGATCATTCTTCCAAGCCTCCAACTCATCATCAGTACTCTTACCTGCAGGAAGGGTTCCAATGTCAAGAATTCTGGTCATGATTCTTGATGGTTCCTCTCCAAAATTCTCTATAGATTCTTGAATAGATTGATTCCCTCCAGTCTTAACCTTTTCATCTTGCACACTAAAATCTTGATCCACATACTTATAATCATAAAAATTAAAATAGATACTTCTATTAGAGTAAGCTCCTATACTTAAGTTGTTTTGCAAATCTATATCTCTATCAATAGAATACTTCAGAACCTTTCCATCATATTCAGTAGGTTTAAAAGGAGTTGATGTTAAAGTATACCTTTTCTTATATGGTTGCCCAAACAAACCATCAATAGATTTAAACTTAAATCCATCTTGAGTTTGATAAAAAAGATATCCTGCTGTTCCTTCACCTGGTTGTGCTGGTATTGATTTAGATGCTAACCAAGTACAAACATACAATGGTTTTCTATTATTACCAATAAAATTATAGTTGATTAAGGTTTCATCCACATCCACATCAACACTTAATGTTTCACTCATTATTTTTTTAACATTCTCAGATATCTTTCCATCATATCTCTTTACAACTCTCTTTAAATCATTTTTAAACAGCTCTTCAGATGCAAGATCTAAAAAATAATTTGACTCTAAAGTATCCGAAACAACACTCCTTACTCTATTCACATATAAATTAGGAGTTAACTTACCTCCTATTGAATCTCTTAAATCAATATCAACCTTCTCTCCTCCTCTAATGGGTAGTTTATCTAAAAAATCGGCAGTCTCCTTTACTCCAACTGTTAATGTTACAGCACTGGACAATACATTCTCATAATATCTAATGTCAGCTAAGGTAGATCTACTATCGTGCTGAGTCTCATTCCCAGAAAAATCATGAGAATTATCTTTACCATGAACCTTAAACTTTCTTATATCACCTGGCCTTAAAGTTAAAGGGTTGGTTTTACTATCAAATAATTGTCCTAAGTTACTCATCAGATTATACCTTTGCTAATGATACACTTTCTAATGTGTCAATACTATTTACCCCACCACCTATAGGTATCAATGTCATCTTAGATGATCCACCAGTGTTTGATGCAAGTTCTTGTTGAGGAACAGGGACTATAATAGGAGAGTCATCCTCATCTACTGTTTGAGATATGGATGCTATACTATTTGCTAATTTTTCATTAGCAGATGATTGTTGACCTAAAAGATTTTCAATACTTTTCAAATAAGAATCATCATTTAATTTCTTATCCTGTATAAGTTTTAAAATAGGATCAGATCTTCTTCCTACATCCTGAACATATCCTGATGGTACTCCAGGTCTATTATCTGGATCAGCAAATTCTAATTGTCTTGCTGCTTCTTCATAATCACCAGCAGCAAATGCCTTTGTAAAAGAAGGGAATCCTTTATACCAATTAGGTCCCATGTTAAATGTAAGATCAATCAATGCTGCTTGCTGTCTCTTACTTGCTTTAAAGAAACCAGGAATTTTTTGAGCAGCAAAAAGATGTTCATTAAAATCTCTTTCAAATAATTCGTCAGCTCTTTCTTGAGATATAGTTTCTCCAAGAGGCATGTCCATAAGATCAGGATCACTCTCATCTATAAGATGTCCATACCCTATAGTAGGTAAACCTTTACTATCCAAATACTTATCTAAACGCAATCCCTCATGCTCCTTAATCATCTCCATAGCAAAGGGTCTATCCTCTCTCATAGGTTGACCTTCTAATGTACCAGCAACTGCTGGACTTCCCAAAGCCATATTCCCCATGAATGATAATAAATTTTTAAATTGATTCACTGCATTTATATCATCATCAGATTCTGCCTTTGCTTCTTGCTCTCCAACATCATCCATCTCATCTGCTGTGGTTCCAGCTTGCTTATCTAAATCATCAGCCTGTTTTTGAATTTTATCAATCTCTTTAGGTATTCTCTTAGCATACTCCTCATCATCAGCTGGTTGAACCTTAGAAAATATATTTAAAAATTTAGATGCTACCCAAGAGAAAATATTCCATAGAGGAGAAATATACTCACCCAATCTCTTAAAAAAACTTTTTATAGTTTCATATGTATCTTTAAAAAATTTAATTATCTGAGTGAAATTTTTATATAAGGTAAGTATTAAAGTGCCTAAAACTATAGTAGATATAAAATTAATTATACCATCCAACCATGACCCACTCTTACCTATGACTTTTGAAATTCCAGATACAAAATTAGATTCTCCACCACCTTCAAGTTTATTTTCTCTCTGCCTCTTCAAATCTAATTGATCCTTTTTCCCCTGATCATCTGCCTGTTTCTTTGTTAATTTATTATCACCTATTAATGTAGATAAAATATTAGAAAGAAATTTATTAATTATATTAATTATAGAAGCAAATGCTTGAAGAATTCCTCCCTTAGATGTAGCTTTATCTCTAGCAGGATCAGATGTTGTCTGTAAGAATTTAGCTCCAGATATTTTATTAGATCCAGATTTAACGATGCTTGATGGTTTATTAATTCCTACAGATTTTCCAGTAACAGATGTTTTTTTAGTTGTAATATTAGACGCTACTTTAGAACCAGAAGATGCTTTCTTTCTGGTTGCCTGAAATATTTTAAATCCTGTAGAAAGAAGTGGAAGTACCATTCTACACCCCTATAGCACTATGTTTCATATTATATTGAGATCCAGCAAGAGAAACTAAAAAATTCTGCATGTCTATTGAACTTACTGCAGTCACTTCACTAGTTCCAGTCTGTTGATTGGTTTGACTACCACCAGTTTTAGTAGGAACAACCACAACATTAACTTCCTTTTTCTTTTTATTCATAGAAAGGTCTGGTCCTTTCTTTAGGTTATCTTCTATTACAGAACTTCCTATAGCACCTAAACTAAGACCTAAAGATATACCTTGCATACCTGGTATCAAACTGGTGACTGCACCTGCACCAAACAATCCAGCAGCCATAAAGTTACCTTTCTTTAACTCTTCAATAGCTGATACTGAATCAAGATAGGTTCCAAGTAAAGGAAGTCCTCTAGCTACAGTTTTCATTGTTCCCTTGAGTCCAGCGTTAGTAGCAAGTTTTTTAGCACCAGTTCCTAATAATTTTTTTCCAGCATTAGGTAATTTATCTGTAGGCACTGCATCCAATACCATATCACTTCCCATACCTAAAATATTTCGAGGCTTTGCAACTCCCTTTAATGGATCTAATGTGGTTTTCTTTAAACCCTCTGTAATTAATTTTGCTAATTTAGGATCACCCTTTGATAATATATCCAATCCAGACTCAGTTCCTACTTGAGAGAGTCCTTTATTAAGAGCAATCCTATCAGCACCAGTAGCTTTACTCAAATTTTGAGTCATCTTTATCAAATCACTATCAGCCATCCTAGATAACTCTGGATTTTTTAACCCAAATAAAGATCTTCTAACTCCACTAAAAGATCTTTGAAAAGCACCTATTGTAGATTTTTTTATATTTCCCAATGACCCTTTCATTCTCCCAAATAAACCAGGAGTTTTTATAACTGGGTTTGCACCCATTACATCTGCTGCCCAAAATTTTGATCCACCAGTTGGAATTGGTATTTTTTTAGGACCTAATGTTTTAGTAATATTCCTAAATCCTGTCCCATATAATTTACTACTAATATTAGCTGATTTAAGAGCAACATCAACACTAGTATCGGTTGCTTTCTTTAATATTTTTCTTCCTGGTTGAGTTTGAGTAAACCCTTCCCCCAATCTAAATAACTTTCTAAAAAGATTAAAACCCCCTTTTACAAGAGCTCCTGATAATCTAGCTAACTTACCAATAGCCTTACCAACTCTACTAACAAGCCTAAAAATTCTATACCCAATTCCTAAAGTTAGTATTGCTATTACACCTTTAAATACCCCTTCACCATTCTTAGAAAGCCAATCAGCAATACCTTGAATAGTCTCCAAGTTCTTAGGATCTTGCATCCATTTATAGAATCCTAAAACTGCCGACCCAAGTATAATATTTTTAAAGAAATTTAATAAAGAATCCCAAAAAGAAACTATGGGTTTAGTAATAGTTTTCCTAACTCTATCACCCAAACCTTTCTTATCACTACCCTCTAACTCACTTTCTCGTTTCTTCTTTGCATCTAATGCATCCTTTCTTCTTTGACGAGCAGCAAGTAATCTTTTAAATATAAATTGAACTCCCAATAAAGTAGATATATTTTTAAGAAGTGATGCTATACTTTTTAATCCATTAAGAAGTCCAGCAAATATAGTTTCATTATCATCCTGTGCAGGAGGTAGCATTGCTACTGAACTTACCTTAGGTTTTGGAGCAGGTTTTGCTTTAGGTATAAAGTTGCTCGCTTTTATTCTTGTTCTCTTCTCAGTAATCTTCTGAGCCTTACTAGGAGTAGCAGCTCTACTTGCACCTCTTATTTCTTTTACTGCATCCTGCAGTATAGGAATTCTACCATCATTAGGATCTAAACTATTAATTACTCTCACCAATGCCCTTAATATATCGTCAGCATCCATCTCCCAGACTGGATAACCAAGATCTGTAAGTATTTTAACTGGGCTGGTGGTTGCTGGAGCCATTAACTACTTGCTTGTTGTTGCCTTAATTTTTCATCCTCAAGGTATTGTTGAAGCATCCCAACATATATATCCCTTTCCCAAGGAATTAAATTTTCAATCTCAGTTAATGAATATTTATGGTACTGCATCAAGGAGAAATTAAGTTTATAATAATTCTCCAGATCCATATGCACCATACCTATGCGAAAAAAGATGCTAACCCTTCTAATACTACAGTACTTTCAACTTCAGTCTTAGGATTTTTAATGGTTACATTATGAGATAACTTAGGCATAGTAGTAAAGAAAGTTTCAATCTCTTTAAACTGCAGACTATTCATCTGCTCTAAGAAATCTTTCATCTCTTTCTTAGTGCAATCAGAAGCAGCCCATACCTCATCTTCATTATAAATTTTATCAATACAAGATGCTATCAATTCAAATGACTGATCCATTCCTGGTTGATCATTAAAGTCAAAATTATTTTTAACAAACTCATCTAAAGAAGGATACTTCATCTCCATTATCAACTTAGCATCCAACTTAATCTTATTAGTATGACTCTCATCCCTCTGAATTTTAATATCATCTATATTGATAGTCACTGGTACTTGAGTCTCTCCATCATCAGGAGCAATCAGATTAACTTCAATCTCTTCACCTACAGACTTGCCTCTGATATTAAGAAACAAATATTCAATATCAAAAGTAGGTAATGACTCTATCTTCACACCTCTAGTTTGAATGCAATTTTTTAATACTGCTCTAATAGCAGTAGTGATTTGTTTAGTATCTTCAGACTCTAATGCTAAGACTAAAAGTTTTTCTTCCTTAACTAAGAAGGGTCTGTATTTAACTTTCTTTCCTGTAGATGGCAACTCAAGTTCATAACTTGGCGTAACAATGGTGGGTAATGGCATAATATCTTATAGAAATTTCAGTATGTTTATTTAGAAGAGAGTAGCTAAGGAATCTGTATAGTCCTCCACTACATACCTAATAAATGAGAATGAAACACTGCATTTTAAAACTTGTCCTTGCTCATAAGAAAGAGGAATAGCAGTAATATCTCTAGGAAAAGCTTGAACAAAAGTATAATCAAAAGTTACCTTGGGTAAGGTAGACTCCTCTGCAAAATGATCCTTTTCAAACTTAGTTAAAAATATATCATTCTTATATGTTTTAGGATAAGCAACTCTTTGATGAGTGAAAGGACTTTTAAATCTTGTAGGATCAGTAACTCCACTTATATGATCAATCCATCTTTCAAATAGTTTAATTACATTATAGTTTCTGTCAACATAGAATGTCAACCCTAACACATCATCATATATTCTTCTATAAGCCATCTTCTCAGTGACACCTTGATAATCACTGGTGACATCATGAGTAGCTAAAGATGATCCTGGAAGATTAGCCTCTGAACAAGACAAAGCAATATTATCCAAATCAAAATTACTTAAATCTGCTACCTTAGATCTTACTGCTGCTGGTATAGATAAAGTTAAAAGATACTGAGAAGATTGAGCAACGTTAAGTATCCTTGATTTTATATCACTTACTCTTAATCTTTGTGGTCGTGCTCCCGCCATCTATAAATATTTTAGATTATATATTATGTATAAGAGATGGCTGAAAGTATTAAGAGTAGGTACAAACCAAA